AAAAATATGTTCACAAAAGTAAAACAACCCCACAACAGTTCTGATACTGCTGTGGGGTTTCTTGCACGAAAAATTGAATTTGTTTTACTGTTTTTAAAACTTTAATTAAACATTTCAATAGTTTAGAAAATCTCTTTGATAGTTTTGAAAATTGTTTAAAAATGAAGTTCAAATTTTTAAAAAGTTTTAAAAATAAGCCTTAACAATTAAAATAACAAGTTTCAAGTGTTAAAATTCTTAAAAATTACACTCAAAATTTAAAACATTAACGATAAATTTTAAAAATTAATTATTATCGTTAATTCTTATTTAATCAAATAATACTTTAAGTTACGGTACATATAATAGTAACCCTTGTACTTGCCCTCTGTAATGTAACAGATAGTTCTAAATTTTCTATCCTTATCAAGTTGTTTTGTGTACTTAATTTTGCCGTTTGCAACTCTTTTGTATGTAGAACCTTTGCCTACTACAATAGTTTTATACTTAGATAGACCTGACTTATTAAGTCTTGTATTGACCATATAGCCGGTTTTGCCATTATAGCGAACCTGACTCCAGCCGTCTCCCATATCCTTTAGCCATTGTACTTTAGTACCCTTTGGCACAGTAAATAGAACACGACTAGCATTACCTACTTTATCAATAAAGTGCTTGTTATAAACAGGGCATTTTAGTTTTGTGGTAATCATAGTCTTACCAAATGACTTATAGCAGATATTACAATCAAAAGTATTGCCATTAACAATATACTTACTTGTGTACTGCCAAATGTCACAATCATAATCTTTAGTACTAGAGTACTGTGCTAACCAAATACTGTAATTTTTCTTTAGCGAACTATAATTCAGATTATTTTTGAACCAATTTGCATTAGCATATACACCGGCTTTATATCCGGCTTTTTCGATTGTTTTGCAGAATTCTTTTGCGATTTTTGTTAGAGTTGACTTACCTAGATATGTTAGGTTTTCCTCTTCCATATCAATGTAGATAGGCATATCTAGACTTCTACCCTTTAGCCAACCTAGACAGACTTTTGCCTCTTTCTTAGCCTCTGCAACAGATTTTGCATAACTGTAATGGTAAACACCTACAAGCATCTTATTTGCCCTTGCCTTTTTATAGTTGCTTTCAAAGTATGGGTCCTTCTGACTAGACACCATACCATAACCACATTGAATTACTACACCGGTAATACCTTTCTTCTTTAACGCTTTGTAATCAACAGTGTTGTTCCATCTGCTTACATCTACAATCTTTGTTGACATTATTTATCATCCTTTCCTTTTTTCTGTAATACATCAATAGCCTTATTAATAATAGCCGGTAAAGGTAAACCCATAAGACCAGCGTTTTCAACAATTGAGATTAGTTCATTAGCCATAAAACCAATGATTACGGCATCTCTTATGTAACTAGTACCAATTGCTAAATCCAGTCTGTATGCAATTAATACGAACAATAGGGTCATACCCTTTTTACACAAGCCTTTCCAACCGGCTTTACTTTCCAGTGCACCTGATGATGTTTTCTTGCTATTGTGGAATATACCTGCAACAACAAGACCTGACACATAGTCAATAGCCATAAATAAACATAGTGTTACCAGAGCAGTATCCCAACCACCAAACAACCATGCAAAAAGTCCACCTACTGCACCAATAGCAGTACAAATCCATTCTTTCATTCTATTTTTCCTCACTTTCTTCTACTTCTTTAATACAAACATTTTGCCACTTTTTGTATGCGTCAAGATAAAATTCTTTCTTGTCTCCATTGTATGTAATTTCGTAATACATACCATCTGAAACAGTTGTTGACAATAGTGCTTTACAGTTCTGCAAAGTTTTGCAGTACCACACGATGTACACATCATCTTCTGTTAAAGTCTTGTTGTCTGTTACATCTACATGATTATTGTAGTAATCTACAACAATTTTCATAAACTGTTTTTTTAAATCCATCTTAATTCTCCTTTTCCGTATCTGTTGTAACTTCTTCAAAGTCACCGTTTGAGTTCTCTGTATCTTCGTTAGTTGTTTCAGTTTCTTCAACTGAGTACCAACCGTCAATAGTTGCTAAGTCTTCATCTGTCAAGACTGACTTACTGTACCAACTGAGGGCATATGTTCTAACTTGATATTCGTCTAATCTACTTTTCATAGTAGATAAGGTTTTCATTACAAAATCGTGTAAACTAAACATTATTACATCACCTCACTTTCGTGTGCAACAATAGCAGTTGCCAGTTCGTTAAATTTGTTGTCAATGTAGTTTTTAGTATCAGCAACATATTCAACTTGACAATCACAGTCTGCAATAATAGTTGTATTTGGATAGTAAGTATGAAGTGAAAGTATTTTATCTACTTCATCTTTTGACAAATTAACGGTAATGGGTTTTGACCGTGGTGCTACAACATACACTTCATTGTCATCAAGCCACTTTTTAAATTTTGCAATATCACCATCTAATTCAGTCATTCTGATTGCAATTCCAACACCACTAACATTTATCCAACCTATTGAATTATCAAAAGCAGTATTCTTTTCATTTTCTCCTACATCAAGATGACTGCATAAAATCAAAGGTTTGTTGTCTTTCACATCAAATGAATATGAATAGTCGTTTCTGAAAAATCTATGGGTTGCTTTTGAATAATTCCATTCGAGGCTGGTTGACTTTCTCTGTGATGTGATTCTTTCTACAAATAATCTTTGTGTTATGTAACCTGTACCATCGCTATTTACTGTTAGAGTATCACACACATTTCCTATACCTCTTAAAGTACATTGTATATTATTACTTTGACTATCACTATCATTTGAAAAAGTAATACTCGGATTGTTAATATTATTAATATCAACAGGATTTGTTGGTGTAGGTGTTGTACTTTGAGTTGATTTACCGTACAAAGTTGACCCAACAATGTTACAATCACTACTGTCATTAAGCACAACGCTAGTTGACTTATCTGTTGTGACTTTAATAGCGTTTTGTAAAACATCTGCTTTAAGTTGTACAATGTCTGTAGCGTTCTGCTTTACTGCTGTATTGTTGCTTGTCTTGTATGCATTAAAGTCTGTATTATCAACTTTATCTACTTTCAATACAACAATATCAGCTTTGTTCTGTGCAATGTCTGCACGTGGTTGTTCTGACTTTGTTTCAACAAAATCCCACACACCTTTTACGCTAGGATAAGCAGTTGTACTAGGGTGTGTAATCACATCAACCTTATTAGATAGGCTTTCCTTGCCATTTACATTCGTATTAGTTGTTGCAATTTCTCGTTGTGCTGTTTCTTTGACAATCTGTAAATTGTCAGCAACCTGACTAATATTAGCGTTTAAAGTTTGTACATCTGTTTTGTGCTGAGTTTCAATACTTGTTGCTCTATTTTCCCAATCAGACTTATCTGCATTTGCTTGTTTCTTCAGCGACTTAATAGCACTTGCTAATAGTTCATTTACATTGATGAAGTTATCATCATTTGAGTACACGATACTAACACCTGATGGTACTGAACCACTTACAATATCCACATTGCCAACTGTGTTATCAATATAAATAGTCTTTAGTGAGGTACATCCACTAAAAGCACCATTATTAATTTTTGTAACATTATCTGCAACAAATACTGTTACAATATCTGTCTGACTTGTTGCAAAACTTCCTGTACCTAATGCTTCCGTTGATGTTGTGTTCTTTAGCACACCATCAGAAGTGAAGGTTGCAGAGTAGCTAAAGACTATGCCTTTGTTTGCTTTTTCAATACCGTCATCCATCTGATTCAAACTTACCGATAAAATCGGTGTGTTTGATGATGGGGTATCTTCCCAACCTACTTTTTTATAGCTCATTATAATTCTCCTTTCGCCTCTAGTGTATCTGTCAAAGCCTGAATTCCACTAAGGGTTCTTGACAAGATTACACTGCTAACTACTGTCATTTTCTGTTTACCGTTTTCGTAAAGTGGAGCACCGTTTACATCAGTTTCATACACATTAAACTGTACATTGTCCCCAACCTGTACCCAAGGTCTGCCATCTGTTGTGGCAGTAAATGGGGTGTAACTACAGTTATAGAACCTTTTTGTAATGTGACTAGGGTCACCTTTATTATTCTTGTAATTGTACAAGTCATTAAGTATATGCCAATTAGATGTATTCACATCTTCATTCTGCCAGCACATTACATTTTTCGTTAAGTCATATACTTTTGTTTCATTATCCGGTATTTCCGTATTACCCGGTCTAAATGTAGTTTCTTTTTCGGTTGTCTTTCCGTCAAGATTTCCACCATACTTCCATTTAAAATCAGTATAGCCCTTTACTATGTAATCCTCATAGCTTAAATCCTCATAAAAGTCATATACCTCAGGTGAGTCTGTAGGTGATATATAAACCAACCCAAAATTGCCTTTTACAGTATCTCCTTTCTTCTCTAATGCATCAGAAAAAGGAGATATAAAACCAAATACACCTATCATTTCACAACAATCCCTTAGTACGCTACCGGATGTTACTAGATTGTTCTTATCCAATAACCAATGACCATTCATAGTTTTAAAATTATATATTTTGTAATTAACTCCATTGGTACTAAAAGTGTTTGTTAAAATACCTGATGTTTCACTTACTGATGGATGATAAGTTAAGTTAATAAAGTCAGCCATTACAGTTCCTAGTGGTCTGAATGTAGCGTTCTGCCATTCTTCAAATAAACTTTTTGTTCCATCTTTTTGGTTCAGCTTTGCCATATAGTCATATGCAGTAAGTTTATAAATGTGCTTATCATCTCCATCACGCTGAAACTTATCAACATAACCACAGAACAAATCCCATGTTCTTTCTTGTACTTGCCTACCTGGATAGATTTTAGCTAATGGGTACAGAGTACTTGACGGATAGATGTAGTCACCTAGATAACTCTGAGTTAATCTAACAAATATCCATTTACCCTTAATGTTGTTGCCAAAAGTTCTGTCATCAGTATCACAAACTGAAATATTAAACTCAGAGGCTATGCAACCCCCAAACTTCAATGTACTTTCACTGCATATTGACTGTTTGAGGGTCATACTTTCTTCAACAATATTATCCATTGTAATTGTTGCTATATCTGAGTTATTAGGAAAAAGAATTTCAACTGTATTTTCCACAAGGTCATTAATAATATGGTCCTTGATTTTGCTATCTACTGTAATCATCACATCACCTCAATACTCAATAAAGGTAAGTTCAAGAGCCTTGTACTCTATATCTGTACCCTTAATAACTTTTGTTGTGTATGTAATATCAGGCATATAACAAACCATCTTACGATACTTCATTAATTCTTCATCCCAATACATTACATATAGCTTTCTTTGTTGCTTGTGGATAAAAGCATTGTTAAGTGTTTTTCTGATTGACTTTAGCTGTTTTAGGTGAAGTGGTATTGTCTGAAACACTATTTTAGACTTATAGTTTGGTGAGGTGACTCTATGTAACTTATTCTTGGTATCTCTATAGGCTTTTAGTTCAGTTCTTTGTAGTGGTGTTGATTGATATGATTCCTTAGCCATTAGGTCGTGTGGGAATGGTGTATAATCAACTTCACTTGCGTTTACTACTTTACCAATATAAATAAGAGTACCGTTAAATTTATCAAAATCAAAATTAGCCATAAAATCACCTACCTATGCAAATGCAGACTTGCCGAACCTTTTACGGTAGTCACTGTCCTTATTAACCATTCCTTTGAATATAACTTCACCGTCAAGATTAATGGTAAGGTTAATATCCTTATCATTACCACCAAAGTTACCCTCAGCCATAGCCTCTAAAAATGCTTGTTTCATTGTTGATAATGGGGAAACAACCTCAGTTTCTCTTTTGTTATCACCAAGCATTGCTAAAAATTCACCGTGAGATGCCGGAACAACAGTACCGGTAGCTAACTTAGGAATTTCCCAATCAAAGTCCATAACCGGAAACTCTTTCTTTAAACTATCTTCGGCAGTTTGATACCATTCGTCACCTAAGAAAAGACTGCCAAGCCAAGTAACCATTTCAATTATTAATCTAAATAAACTTAACACTAAATTAGGAATAACATTAACTATTAGTTTAAGTACTAAATTGAGAATAGATATAAAAAGATTAGCTATTGCTTTTACAAGTTCTACAACTGCTTTTTCAATTTTACTGTTATTCTTATTATGACTAAAACCATCAGCCATTTCTTGCGTAAGGTCATCTAAAAGGTCGCCAATTCCATCAACTAGTGTTGAACAGGCATTAACAAGTAGAGTAAAAGCATTAACAACTATTTCAGCCCAATCTACATTATCAAAAGATTTCTTAATACTAGCAGTTATACTTTTACTTGTTTTTCTATCTGTAAACACTTTATTCAAAGACTTTAAAAGTTCATTAACGATAGTTCCTGCTACCGACAATAACTTAGCTGCTAGGTCTCCACCCTTTTTTACAGCAGTTCTTACTGTTTTTAGTAGATTATTGCCGAATTCTTCCCAATTGATGTTGTCGGTAAAAGATTTGAGTGCAGTAATTGCACCACCTAAAAAGCCCCAAAAAGCATTAGATATGGAAGTTATAAATTTGTGTCCCTCTCCTTTGTCTCCAAAAAAAGAATTAAATGTTGAGGCTAGTGACTCTCCTACTTTCTCCCAATTAATTTCAAGCTGAAAGCCATTTGCAAAATCAAAAACACCTTTTAGAAGAGTAAAGAAAAGTTTTGAAATGTTTTTCCAATTGATTTTGTTTAGCATATCTTTCAATGCTTGTGCAGTTTTTGAACCTAACTCAGTAAAATCAGGGTCACCAACAATAGTCAGAGCCGTAGTAAAAACACCATTAATCATAGAAGATACGGCATCAATAACTAACTGTACATCAAGAGTATTGAACAATTCTGTTAAAGCATTTCTAATACTTTCGCCTAAAGCAATCCAATCAAATTCTTTTGCAAAACCAAGTGCAAATTCAAAAATACCATTGATACTTTCACCAAGCAGTTTGGCTATTTCAATAAAGTTTATAGACTTAATTGCACCATTAAGAAAACTAGCAATACTTTTCCCTAACTTTTTCCACTTTATCTTTTTAATGAGCGTGTATAGAAAGTCTATGGCTGTCATCAAACCATTACCCAGCGTAGTGCCAAGTAGGAACCAATTAATCTCTTCTATAGCACCATTAATGAAATCAGCAATATTACTAGCAATATTCTTAGCTTTTTGTCTTATGCTTTTCCAATCGATACTTGACAACACCGAATTCAATTTTTTTGATAGTATCTTCGCAACTGCTCCATAATTGCCTTTACTAATTTCCTTTTTTAGTTGGTTAGCAAAGTTACTAAAAGGTGTTGCAACAGTTTTGAACTGCTTCCCATTAGAAGCATTACTGTCTTTGGCGTTATTTGAAGAACTAGACTGTTCCATAACATTAAGTTGGTCGTAAGAGGCTAAATTCTTTTGATTTTCTTTTGTGGCCTTTGTGTTAGCTTTAGTACTTTTAGTAGTTGTGTCAAGGCTCTTGGCATAATTCTGTTGAACCTTTACTGCCTTTACATACGAGGATTGACCGGTTAAGGCACTAAAAAATTCTGCCACCTTGTTAGTAGCTTTACTTAAAGTATCCATTAAACCGGTTAATATAGGGGTAACAACTGTTAAGATAGGCAAAAAAGCAGTAGCAATACTGTTTTTCATATAAGTAAACGAAGTCAACAATGCTGATAATTGTTTATTCACTGCAGGACTTTCTTTAGCCATTTCTCCTAAACTATCCTTTAAAGCCTCAACACCACCTTGGATAACCTTATAAAGTAACATTCCACCAATAGCTTGTTTAATTCTATTTAAAGCCTTAGCAAAGCCACCCATTTGGCTACTGGTCTTTTTAGTATGAGAAAATAAGTTTTTAAGATGACTACCAATTTTTTTAATACCACTAACAACGGTATTACTAAAAACAGTTTTCATCTTTTTACCAAGTTTTTTTATAGCAGTAGTAAATTTCTTTAAAATATCAGTATTAATATTTGTCTGCTTTGAAGTAGTTTTTTCTTTACTTTCAGTTTCAACTAATCTAGCTTTATAAGTATTCAGTTGTTCATTAAGCCTTGTTAATTTCTCTTGTTTTTCCTTATATTCAGCCGTATCTTTACCGGTAGTTGAATTCTCGGCACTTCTAACGCTTTTCAGCTTGGCCTCATATTCTTTCAGCTTATTTTCTGTTTCAGTAATTTGTTGCTGGACTTTGTTCCACTCTTTATCATTACTTAACATACTGTCAAGATATTCTGTGCCTAGTCCTAAGTCTGTTAAATCTTTCTGCTTAGAATTGCCTATTTCATCAGCTTTGTTATAAAGGGACTTTAACTGTTCTTTAGCTTTTGTAATATCTTTTTCGATACCGGCTGATATATTAGTTCTAATAGGTGTATTAGACATTTCCCTTAGACTATCTTCTAAAGATTTAATCTCTCTTGTGGTCTGAGCAATCTTATTTTTTAAATCAATAGCCTTTGAGGACATATTCTTTGTGCCTTTGTTAAAACCGTCTGCATCAATTTTAGTGTCAAAAATGATACTACCATCTGTAGCCATATAACCCCTCCTTCCTAAAATTGGGTATAAAAAATGCGTACACCACTTGATGTACGCATAAGAAAAGCCACCCCATTACAGAGTGGCTAATTTTTATTTAAGTTTGCTTGAATCAGTATTGATATTAAAATATTTAACATCAATTAAAGGAACTGTAACACTTGATTTTAATAAGCCTGTATATGTATACTTTCCTTTACAAGTACCATAAACAGTTATAATATCGTCTTCCAATATTCTGTCTTCATCTTGTGGGATTTCTACATTAAGAAGAATTGCATCGTCCCAATAGTCCAAGTCATTCTTTGTCATATTTAACCGTACTGTGTATTGAGTATTATCATCAAGAACATTATCTTCTTCAATAACCTGCTCCACTTCACCGGTAATTTTAAAATGGTCACCTTTATATTTATTTGGGTTTCTTGCAAGTGTTTTGTAATCAATGGTCTTACAGGATGATTTATAGTCCATCTCTGACATTTCTGTTTGAGTTGTTTCAGCACTATTATTATCCTCAGTCTGCTTTTTCTTATTTCCACTTATAATTGCTGCAAAAATCACTAATGCCACAAGAAAAATTATTAACCAAAACCACCACTTTTTATAGAATGGTTTTATTTTGTTTCTATCAGGTAAAACTCTAATAACAGTTTGGTTGCTCACTTGTACATTACCCCTTACTTATTAAGTATATACATTATAATATAACAAATTTATCCAAGTGTCAACAACATTTTTGTGCATATCAAATAATATTATTAATGAAATCTAGTTCTTGTTGTTCATCTTGTGAAGTAGCTTTTCTCTTTAGGTCTATTAACTCTTTGTGGGTACTGTAAAATTCTCTCTCCCACTTTTCAAGTTTCTTTCCTTTAGACTTCTTACCTCTAATGTTCATTACCTGTGAAAACAAGCCATCTCCAATTTCATTAAATAGACCAAGAAAAGTCCACCAATGAAGGTACTTAACTTCTCTTGTTTCGTAACCGGCTACTTTATTAATAGCCGGAAAGATTATACTTTCATCTTGTTCCCAATCAAGTATTTTTCTTTGATTTTGAGATTTTGGAGTATCTCCACCATCAAGGAACCACATTGCTTTTTTAATAGCTTGTTCTGTATTAGCCGGTACTTCTTTATACAAACACTTCAGACATACTAAAGCCTTACAATATTGGTCTAGTTCAGGGTCATTGAATGCTTGAAATATTAACAATGCAACACGGAAATCTGAATTAATTTCATATGTTGCATTGTCAATTTCAAGGCTTTTAGGAAGTTCACCAATCATTTTACTTTAGATGTGTACTTGCTAACTTTTCTTTCAATTTTCTTCTGTTCTGTAGAAATATCTTCTTTGATAATTGGGAGTACTGCCTCTAGGAAGTTTTCAAAAATGGGCTTACCACCGGCAATGCTGATACAGTTAGTATTACCAAATATAATATCAGAAACATCACCATCAAAGACATAATTAATCTGTTTTCTTACTTCATTATCTAAATAGGAAAGTGTTTCTATTGCATTTTCAGCAGTAGTACTATTACACTTATCGGCTATCTTCTGTAGCTCCTTTTCTGCTTTATTCATTCTGGTGATAATATTCATATCGCTTGTGTTAATACGCAAAATTCTACTTTCATCACCGTTAATAGAATATTCTTTATATCCAACATCAAAACTTAAATTGTTCATTAGACTTCTCCTTATACTGCTGTAAATGTTGGTACTTTGTTAGTAATAGCAACAGTACCTTTCTGACGATTGCCTTCAAGTGAAACATTGTAAGGAATATTTACACCACTATTGTTACCACCTGCACCACCGTAAGACTGTGGCTTTACAAAACAATCCTCTACCCAAGCACTAGCACCTGTAACTGCACCTGATGCATCAATAGTAGCATTGTTATCAATAAGCACTTCAAGAATTTTTGTTCTGCAATTTTCTCCTGTAAGTCTATTCATAGCAATGTCTTTTAGCTTGTCAAAGATTTCATCTTCTGTGTCTGCATAGTATGTTTCTACACCTAGAGTTGGTGCGTAACCATTATCAATAGTTTGGTCAAGAATATTCTTTGAGTCTGCTTCCGGATTCAGCTCCATTGATAGGTCCTCAATATCTCTACCGATTAGGAACCAACTAGGTGTCTGACTTCCAAAACTAGCGTCAATATAATGCATTAAGTAACTTCTTTTTAGCTTACCTGAATACTTGCTAGGTGTTCCACTTACTGCTTTTGTTTCTGCCATAATATTACCTTCTTTCATTAAAAATCAATTTTGTATTGTGATATAATCTGTAACTGATATACCACACCGTTATTCATATTGCCATTTGGTATTTCGTAAATCATACCATTTGAACAAGTTAACTTTGTTAGAGTGCCTATATACTCATTGTCACCCACCTTGACAGTAACTTCTTGATTATCTGCAAAATGTTCAAGGTACATTTGAAGTGAGAGTAAAGCACCTGTATTTACCATTCTGTCATAGTCATTAACGGACTGATACACTGCATACAGAATAAAGTTATGTTGTCTTGTCTGATTACCTAAAATATCTTCTTTTAGCAATGTATCACCAGTTGAAGATAGTCCGTAACTATCAATTGTATCATCTGTAAAGTCAATAGAGATTTCATTACACACTTCATTAATTTGTGGAAAACTCTGCAAAGCTGACTTTACTACTTCAATTATGTTCATTTCACATTACCACCTAAAATTTTTGCAGTACCGTTCAGGATAACATCTTCCTTATCCTTTTTCATTCGTTCAAACCACATTTTACCGGCTAGAGGGTGCTTAGTAGTTGAATACTTTAATTCTCTACCGGTAGGGTATTTCTTTGGTGGACTGTAAAAGCCTACCAATTCACCATTCTTGTATAGTGGAATATTAGGACCATAAACAACACCATAGTATAAATACCTTGCATAAGGTCCTAGCTGTACAACCTTACCACTACCTATAACTGTACCTACTGTGGCAGACTTAAACAGAAAGCCTGTATCCATAGGTGTGTATGGTATCATCTGCCTTATAACTTCATTGTCAACAAACCTTTGTGCCTTTTGAAATTCCTTTTCAGTTAAAGAACCAAAGTCACTACGCCATTTAAAATTTAAACTTCCGTTAGGTGTGTTAATTGTGTTATCTTGTGGCTGACTAATAATCATACATTCACCTACTTTCCACTAATCTTGATGTGTTGTAACCTTTTAGCACCATAGTCCTTGATGTCTATTGTCATAATAGTGTTGTAACTAAAAGACTTGTTAAACTCTTTCATACTTTCCGATACTGTCTTTGGGTCGGTATTATTAAATTCAAAGTCACAATAACCTTTTACAATAAGGTCTTGTGAGGGTTTCTTAGGCACAATCTTCATTCCTGGAAAAACATCATTAGCCGGTAACAAGCTACTGCTAGGAGTAATTACAAGGCTATCAAGTGGTATATATACAGTTACACTGTCAGCATTCTGTAAACCACTTTTCATAACATTACTTGCCTTGTTCTCTTGCCAATGACAATGGGGTACATAAAACTTACTGTACCCCACCCCATTAAAATGATATATTGTACATTTAAAATTAGTAATCACTTTACACCTCTGTACAGTAAATCTGTACCACTTAGCCACATATAAATTACAGACTTAATTTTCTTTGACAAAACCTGTCTTTGGCTTTCTGTGCTTTCATATGTAACTGACATATCACCTGTCTTGTCAGAGGTTACATAGTTACTACTATTTTGTTCTGCATGATAAAGCAGTTCAGCTACTTCACAACAACACATTTTTACTTGTTCAGGTATATCGCCCTCATCAATGTTGTCACAAGTATAGTGCCTAATATAGTTAGTTGCTTTACGGAAATAAACATAAGGGTTAGCAGTATTAATGACTGCACCTTGATATTTATTTTTATAAAAATCCATATTTGCATAAATCATCATACTGCTTTACCTCTTATTCAGATACTGACTTTACTTCATTTTCTACTGACTGAGTAGCTGTGTTCTGTGTTGCTGTGTGACAGTAGATACCTGCTACTTTGTTCTGATACACCCTAGCAATACCAACATTACGATAACCGAAAGTCCATGCATCTGCATCAGGATTTGCGTTAGGGTCAATAATCTTAGGTACTTTGTGCTTGGTGTACTGGATTACTGCTGACTTATGGATAATCTCAAAGTTAATGTCAACAGATTTAGCTGACTTAGCATAACCACCTTTTTCCTGACCACTGGTCTTACCGTCATTTAGTGTAATGTTAGTCATAAATCTTGATGATGGTACAGGAACAATCTTAGAAAATCTTTCAAGCACTTTTCTTGACTTTGTTGTATCCATATCATCAATTACACCGTAAAGGTCTGAACGGATGTACAGAATTCTGTTATCTGTAGGTACTTCGTCATCATCCATCTTTGCAGTAGCAGTACGAAGAGCCTTGATAATACTGTCACCTGTAGAAAGGCTACCATATGCAGAAGAAATACCCTTGATACCTGAGTATGTAGAAAATCTAAATGCATCCAGTTCAGGTACTTCCTTAGTACGGATAAACTCACCTGCAAGTCTGCCAAAGGCAATACCGGCAGTTTCAATATTATCCATACTGTCAACAGTAAACTTTCTGCCTCTATCGTAGTTACAAGCTACTGTCTGATTCTTAATAGTTACATCACCGTTAATATAACCACTGTTACGGTCATAGTTAGCAAGACCGTCCATTTCAATCATTGGAATAATCAGTTCGTTAGCATTAGCACCGGCTTGTGCAAGTTCTGACGCACCGTCTAAATCAGAAGTAAGTGCGGCATTCTTATACACTTCGTCAAGAAGTGGCACATAGGATTTTGCTAATTCAATAGTATTTGCCATAAAATAAAACCTCTTTTCTTAATTATTTATCTTCTTTTGGTTCACCTAAACCCATAGCAGACCTAATGGCTGACATTGAGTCAGGTTTAATATTTGTGTTACCGGTATTCTTTACCGGATTTTTGAAAGGCTCATCTGACTTGAACATATAGTCATTTTCTGTCTTTACATCCTTGATAGCCTTTTCAATATCTTCTGCTTGATTTTTTGATGTTTTAAGGTTGTCAAGGTCAAGCAAAGCCTTAACAGCTTTACTGTTCTTTGCACCACTTTTTGATAAAGCCGTATCAAGTACAGAAGTAAACTCCATATCTGCAATTTTATCCTTGTACTCTTTGTCCTTGTTTGCAAGTTCTGTGTTAAGACTATCAATTTTACCTTGTAAGTCCTTAACATCCACCCCATCAAATTCTTTTAGTGCATCCTGTGCAGTCTTTAGCTGATCCTTTAGGCCATCTCTTTCCACAATTAGTGGTTGTTTAGCCTTTTCTAAATCTTGGTTGTACTGATTCAGAACTTTATCAATATTATCCTTATCAAGTCCTAAATCTTCTAAAAATTTTCTTTGCATAATAGCTCCTTTCGATACGCTTTTTAACGAGGTAGCACCTCTTTCTATCCTTAGTTTAACGACTTAGGAACGGTCTATATTTTGATTTTGGGTATAAAAAAAGCACTAACAAAATGCTAGTGCTTAATAACAATATTAATTTTTGTAATTACATTTACCATTGTAAAATGCCCCACATTCAGCCTTCACACATTCCATTGGTTGATGAATAGTCTTTGTCGCAATATCAGTACCTATGTTTAGATTATCATCACTAAAATGATATGTTTCTTTTTGAATTGTGGTTTCTGTCTTATCTCTATAAGGACAAATCACAATATTACCACCTTTCAGACATAAAAATAGCACCAACATTTCTGTTAGTGCTTAAATTCATATAACAAAGCCGTCCTGATTGCTCAAGACGGCTCCAAAGTAATGGTTATTTGGCAGGCGTGGCTTACTCCTGCATCTCTCGAAGTTTCCTTCTGTCATACCGTCGGCGTGTGGATGCCACGAAATTGTCCACCTCAAATAACCTATTCTTATTCTATTAATATTGTACCCTATTTATTCTGCTTTGTAAAGTATTTTTTTAGTTCTCAAATAACGATTATATCTTTTGTCTGATACTTTAAGAAAAGTGATAATAGAGTTTTTATATTCATTCGGATCATCTGATGTTTTTAATCTAAGAATAATTTGATAATTTTTACCATTCTCAACAATGTGCTTTAAAATAAAGGCAGTATAAGGCTTGTTTGCTTGTAAAACATAATCGGGATTTTCAACTATTTCCTTTGCATAATTAAAATACATTTCATAGTCATTAGGATGACGCTCTTTTATGTGTTGTATCTGTTTTTCTGTTATTATAACTTCATCAGTAGTAATATCCTCTGTCACACATTTATAAATATCTATATTGATTTTACCTATCTTATGCACATCATCTACCACCATCTCATCATTATTGCTATCCTTAGCTTTAACTATACCACTATCGTTACTTTTTTCAAAGTTGGTGTTGTCACCGGAATCAGAAAGTTTATGTACACCATTTTCAATAGTCTTTGTACCGTTACTCTTAGCCACCTTACTACTTTTATCAAGATTAGCACCTATGTTTCCCAGTCCGTCAATATTTACTCTTTGTCTTTGTTGTGGTAGGTTCATAGTCTTTGAAAGTCTAGCATATTCATCAGATGTTTTATTGTACCTTGCATTAGCTGACATTATGTCATCATCACCGGCACCACCCTCTGTAAGCAGTTTAATCTCTTGCCTTTCTGCTCTCATTATGGTTTCTAGTTTTCTTTGTCTTTGCAGAGCCTCATACTTTGTGTAGCTTTTACCCCTAAATTCTCTTTTCTCATTATCTTCTTGGTTCATTCGGTCAAGTTCTTCATCTGTATAGGTCCTTTCCGATACACCTTTAATAAATGGGTAATAGTTGTGGTAACAGTTAGCACCACAAAGCCCTGTTACTGTACCCAGTCCACAAACTGAAACCAATTCTTCCTTGCTATAAACCCTACCTTGCCAAGGCTGGTGGGTAGGTCTTGCCCCACTATGATAAGTAGTTTCAAAATAGTTTGTTTCAAGTTTTTCTGCATTACTCTCATTGATATTTGCCACTACCTGATTATAACCTGTAAGGACTGCTCTCCTTACTGCTACCGATACTCTACTGCTGTAACCACTGTCATAGTCAATGTACCTTAGTCCTGAGTTAGTCATTTCTTTCACTGTATTTCTCAGTACAGTATTGTAATCAAATGCACCTGTTACAATCTGAGTTATTGCCTTGTCAAGAGTGCTTTGGTAGTAGTCTGTAAGTGGTGTATATGTTAGCTTAGTTGAGTTAGGCTCTCTAAGTGCAAAGCCTAAAGAACCGGTAATGTTCTTTAGCTCTCCTTTAGTCTGAGTTATCATAGAATTAACAAGTTGTTGAAGTGGTAAGTTATCTTCATACCATATGAAACTTTTACCTACTGCTTCGTAAAGGCTTTTGTCCCTTGCATAACCACTTCTTATAACATTAGAAAACACCTTGTCTATCTGTTCATCAGATAGGTTCAAGGTGTTCTTGATATAACTCTTTATTTCTTCTTTACTTTTTCCCAATTCATAAAGTCTGTTAATTTGCCAATCTGCTGACCTTGTAATCTCCTTATTATTAGCCTGTAACCGTCTAATAATGTCAAGCATAATAGTTTGTTCCAGGTCATTAAAAAGACTCACAATAGGCTGAGGAACAGACTCTATATCCTTTTCAGTAAATTGCATTAATCTTTACCTATAAATAAAAGCCAGTACGATAACTGTAACACAAATAATTGTTGTAATAATAATTGAACTACTCATTCTATCACCTCAGCTTTTTGTGGTAGGTTCTGTAAGGCTGTATCAATGTCTTCACCCATCCACTTTGCTCTGTATTCCTCAGGTCTTAGGATACCTAAGTTAAGGTCCTGTATATCTTGCTTTCTTTCTGTTTCTTCATCTGTCTTAATGCTATCCTTAAAATCACAAACAAACTTGTAACCACTTGTAGTCATTGAATTATAAAAAGCTAAAGCATACACAAGGTCCTCCATACAATCCTTTAAATTTTCTTGAATTGCATTAACTGTGTTGTACTTTCTGTCTTTAGCCGACTTAATTTCCGTCGCAGTTTTTGCAACTGTTGCCGGATCGGACAAGTCACCATAAGCAAGACCAACAGAAAACTCAATTTCTCTTTTGTATGCCTCAAGTCCGGCTTTAATATCAACTTGTCTGATTGTCGGTGAATAGTCCTGTAGAATTCCCTCATTATCATCAAGGTCAACACTACGATATAACCTTTTATTTAACTTTGCTACTCTATTACCTTTTAGTGCTGATTCATCAATATGTATAGCTCTTTCTCCACTTTCAAACTCCCAATCAAGCCTACCGAACTGAATATCTGCTTTCTGAATAATTGGCAATGCTGAATCAAATATAGAAATAGGAGTCATAGAGCCGTCAATATCATTGTCAATAGGGTTACGATAATAGCCGAAAGCAGTTTTATTCATTGTGGGATATGTGATACTTTCTTCTAGGTCTGCCCATTCTTCAATACTGCTTAATGGTATCTTATTGCCTAATGTACTTTCACTGTCAGACACATAGGCAGAATTAGTAATTGTCAGTCCCTTGTCTTTGTCTAAGTCGTGATATTCAAGTCTAGTATAGAACTTGTTACCTAGCTTTTTAAATTCAGGAAATATAACTTTAATTAGTCTTCCGTCTGTATCATATTCAACAGGTATAAAGGCATTGGCAGAAACAAACTGAACTTTACTGCCACCTAAAGGCTTTATAATCATAGCACCTGTGGCTAAACCTCTTTGAAAGTGTGTGTTAAGGTTTCTAATTGCTTTCTTGTATATCTTATCAAGTGGCTTGTAACTGACACTTGAAGTCATTTCAGACAAAGAAACATTGCTAAATTCTCTTACAATAGACTTTTCAAGTCTTAGACTGATAACATGGTATTCGTCAAGCCACAATGCTCTGCCTGAATAACTGTTCTGCCACACATCAATAGACTTTAACATTTCATCAGTTAAAGCAATATCAATATTAAGTGCATTCTTAATACTTCTTAGCTTTGTTGGAAACACTCTGCTCCACACTCCTTTCAAAAAATTTATAAGTCCCATTTTATCCCACCTTTATAAACCTTTTCATATTTCTTTCAAAGGTGTATTCAAAACCGTCAAGACTATCAATATCGGTAGATCCGTCATCAAGTCTTTCATCATTTAACTTTTTATCGTTCCATACTGCCTCACACAAGGCTCTTTTCAAGCTGTCACAACTATCTGTAATAAAGAACCTATCTGCTCCCATAAGTCGCAAAGCACATTGAATACGGTCTTGTATAGGCATTTTTCTAGCCGGTCTAACAATAACATTAGGAAATTTCTTTTCAAAGGCTCTTTTTATACCTCTACCTAAAACAGTTTCGGCATTATCCCAATAAACATAATCAACTTTTCCTACCATATCAAAAACAGACTGTGCAAATTCTATAGCCAGTCTGTCTAAATCGTTACTATCATATTCTCCAAAGTGCCTTTTACTTCTAATTGCCACCAGCTCACTGTAATTATCAGTTGTACCGGTAGCAACAAACGCATGACCTGACTTATTACCACCAAAGTCAATACCGATTGTTACTTCTTGTAAAGAGCCTTTAAGTATCTGTTTGTATGGTAAATCAGGGTCAATTCTATCAACTAATTTACAGTAATACGCTTTTGGATTGTCGGCAAATTTACGGTAAATAGCACCTTCGGCACGAACCCACTTGCCTAAAATCAATCTATCATAATAGATAGTACCCTCATACTCGTCACACAAGTTTTGTACAAATTCTTTAGACAAAAAGGAATTATCAAAGATAGTATATTCTTGCAAGTAAATATCTGCGTCACTGTCAATAAACTGCTTTAACCAATGAGTAGGGTGTTCAGGGTTAAGGCTACCGTCAAAGCAAGAATAAGGCTTATCAAGTCTTGACTTTAGCATAGCAAATACATCTTCATTCCACTTTGCTACCTCATCACCATAAATATATTTAGCCGAAGCACCTTGAATTTTTGCAACCTGACTTACCTTTTCAGCACCTAAACAATAAACATCTTCACCACAGATTTTAGCAATGTTGCGACTGTTGATAGTTCCTACAACATCAGAAGTATATCGTTCTCTCATTGGCTGAAGTACATTTCTCTCAATAGTTTCTTTAGACACACCGATAATAAAGCAAAGTCCGTCTTTGCCTATTCTCTCCCTAATTCTCATAGGTACAATAAAAGTAACATCAACAAAACTTTTACCGGAACGAACTGCACCACTCTTTATGTTCCATCTATGGGTAGCATTTACAATATATTCTTTTTGCTTATTTGTGTAACCCATTCTTTGTACTCCTTAGTGCATCATCTTTAATCTCTTTCAAAATATTATCCAGCTTATTAAGTGCCGTTGTGTCTGTTTCTTCTTTCTGCTTATCTCTCCATTTGTCAGGTCGTCTATTTTTAAGCCAAAAGATTTGAGCCGTTGTGTTACCTTCCAGTGCTGATGAAAGCAAAGCGTTCTCAACTTCATAGTCAACAACTTCTTTACCCTTTTTTAAGGCATTACAAATATTACTATGCTTGTTCTTCCAATCCCACAAAGTTTTTGCAGAAATGCCCATATTCTTCGCTATCTGTTCATCAGTTAAACCATCTCTAGCCCAACCCTCAAGCAATAATAAATTTTCTTTTAGTAGCCACTTTTGATATTTTCCCTTTGCCAAATTCACCACCTCTCTTTATTAGTTCCTTATTTACTACTACCGTTCCACCATGCTTCAAAGTTCTTTTCTCTTCGTTTTCTTGCATTTTCATATGTTGTTGTAGTTCGGCTATACCCTAAAGTAGGGTCAATAACTTGTCTTTTTTGGAACTTTTTCTGTGCTTCTCTTGCGGCTAATACTGCTTTTGTTATTGCTCTTTTTTCTTTTAATAGATTTTGATTTTCAAAAGCTTTATCAATACTACCCAGCTTAGCTACTTTCTTTTTTAAATTTTCATCTCTTGCTTCATAATAGTCACTCATTTTTCTAAGTCCTTGCTTAGATGCCTTGTCAATAAGACTAAAATCCCCACTTTGTGCAATCTTTTCATACTTACTGTTTTTCTTTACCTCGGGAGAATTCTTCTCTAAAGCTCCACTTTGTTTAGCAGCATGATACATAACTCTTGCACCCATTTTTGAAACGGGTTCGCCATTACCGTAAGCACTTCTAGCTGAGCTTGTTCAACCTCTGCCTCCCATTATATCACCCCTTAAATCAAAGTTAATTAACTATTTCCTAATATCAATCTTCACGGTCTGTCAACTTTTTCCACGCTTTATGAGTTTATTTACTGATGTCGAACCTTCACGTAAAATGAGTCCGTCCTTACCTATTTTTCCACGATGAAATTCGGTTTTTTCGTATAAATCATCTTTATCCGGCGACTGCATCTTGCCACCATGAACATGTGCCACTAACCGAGTTTTTGTATATTCAAATGTAATAAATCCGTCCTTTTGCTTTTTAAAAGTAGGTTTTGCGTATCCGAGCTTTGGGAGCTTTCTTTCAAAGCGTTTCATAACTATCTGTTGTTCCTGAGTTGCTCCGCTACCGACCCTTAATCCACTTGTTCCACCTCTGCCACCCATTACTCTGACCTCCTAAATTTTTCTTGAAACGACTTCACTTGTACTATATTACCTTTACATTCTTCCGGTACTGTGCCGTAAAAAATAATCTGTGTAGGTTCTAACCGTTCTAACATTTCATTATAGCCTTGCAAAAATAATTCTTTATCTTTGTTACTTTTCTGTGTGCCTACGCTGGATACTGCAACAATACTGTTCTTTGGCTCTCCGTCAAAGCAATAATTATAACTAACTTCATCACTCCAACAAATTGTAGGTATTACCTTGATACCGTACATCTGCCAGTATGCAGCTAACCAATGCTTTTTGTAATGGTTATAAATCTGCAAGGCTCTAGGGTAGTCGGAATAAAGGCTAAAATCAGGTGAAAGTACAAAGGGGTATTTCGTTAACAACTCAATATATTTTTCAGGATTATTCCATAATCGTTGGAACTGATAATCATCAAGAAAGAAATGCACTCCACAATCTTTCTTCTTGCTACTCATTGCATAATTAAAGCCAATTAGATTCTCTAAATTGTCAATATTATCTGTAGCATTGATGATAGGAATATTAAAAATGCCTTCACCATTAAAAATGAATTTTGTTGTGTTCTCATAGCTGAACTTATTTTTATACATTAAATCACCTAATTTCATATACAACAAAACCCACCTAAGTGATTAGGTGGGTTTTGCTGAATTTTTTACAAGAGGAATAGTAGAAGTGAAAATCATTCTTGCAATCTTATCTATCTCTTTCGGTTTTCCATTTTTGGTTAGTTTAATGATAACATATTTTGACTGTAATATACAAGTCACCTAGCTGTCACTTAAATGTAACATATAGGTCACATTTTTACAAAAATTTTTCTTCAAATTGTTTCAATGCTTTTATGTGCATATTTCTAATATAACCATAGCTATAATTTTCTGACTTAGAATACTCTGCTAAATTCATACCATGAATATACACCATAAACAATAATTTTCTATACACAAAGTTATCAAGCAGGTTAATTTCTTCCATCACCATTAGTCTAAAATCAGAACATTCTCTCATCAATTTTTCAAGTTTCTTTTCTTCTTCACAGATTTTTGAAAAGACTTTCGCCATTGGGTCAGGTTCCGGTGAACTCTGTACAACTTCTTTGTCATACCTTACTCCTGCAACATCAAGTGTTTCTTTCAACCTTGCTATGTAGTCCTCTTGCTTTTTGATTTGTCTTTCTTTCACCTGTACCTGACTTAAATACTCTTTAGCAGTCAAGGTTATCACTCCAATCTAAAGCCTGTCCACAATGAGGACAGTAATTATATTCCCAACTAGCACTAAACATAGTAAGATTCTTATGACAACTAGGACAAAATTTATCAAGCAATGCTTTTTTGCTTGATGCCACCTTCTTAGGTGTTCGTTTTGAAACAGCCTTACCCAAGTTTACTCTTTTGCAATCATTAATCAGGTCTATAAAATCATCTGTTGTCATTCCATAAGAAGAACATGGAAAAATCTCCTCACAAATAATATCATATTCATTATTATCAATCATTTCTCCTAATTCTGTAACATCAATATATTTGCCATCTGAAGTATCAATATAATTAATATAATTACTCATATCGCAATCTCCCCACTTTCAATCTTAGCTCTATACTGACCGTAGCTTAGCCTTGTACCGTTTTCTTCGTTGTACTTATGTAGGTTATACAAAGTACGGTTAAGGTTATGTTCTCTTGACAGCTTTGGTGTTTTAGCTTGTTCTTGCTTTAGCCTTTGGTTCTTCACTCTGTTGTGTGTCTTTATACACTCATAACTGCAAAACTTTGCATTGTGGTTTCTTGCAGTAAATTCATTGCCACATACTGCACATACTCTCTTAATTTTCATATTCTTCTCCTTTACTTTTCATACTTTGCTTTAAGAGACTTTAATAAGTCCTCTTGTACATTTGCTTTACCTTGTAAGCTGTTCAAAACTCTTTCATCACAAGTACCCTCTGTAATTAAGTGATGGATAATTACTGCGTTCTGCTGACCTTGTCTATATAGTCTTGCATTAGCCTGTTGGTAAAGTTCCAAACTCCATGTTAAACCGTACCACACAATAATGTTGCCACCGGCTTGTAAGTTAAGTCCATGACCTGCACCGGCAGGGTGTGCTAAGAGTATTGGAATTTCTCCCTTATTCCAACTTTCAATATCTGCTGAACTTTCCAGCTTTTTGGCAAACTTAAACCTTTCCTTTATCCTTTCAAGGTCGTGTCTGAAACTGTAAAAACATAAGATAGGTTTACCGTTTGCAGTATCGAGTAATTCAGAAAGTGCATCTAACTTCTGATTATTAGCCACCACATAACTGCCATTTTCCATATACATTGCACCGTTGCTATACTGCAACAGTTTGTTTGTTAAGGTTGCGGCAGTAGTTGCATTTACTTCACCCTCTGCAAACTCTATGTAGCTATCGTGTTCAAACTTTTCATATGCCAGTTGTTGCTCAGGTGTCATCTTAACGCTGATAATCGAATCAATCCTTTCAGGCATATCAAGCCAATCTTCTGCTTTCATAGACACGCATATATCCGATATTTTATTCATAATGGCACTTTCTGCATTTTCCTTTAACTTGTAATTGAAAATGGTTGTTTGGTTTCTTTGGTTAGGTGTGAAATATCTTTCACGATAACCTGAAACAGTTTTACCTAACCTTTCGCCACTGTCAATAAGGTACATCTGACTCCATAAATCAATTAATCCGTTTGGTGCAGGTGTGCCGGTAAGTCCAACAACTCTTTTACTTCGTGTAATGTACTTTCTTAATGCTCTAAACCTTTGTGCTTTTGGTGACTTAAATGAAGAAAGTTCATCAATAACAACCATATCAAAGAACCAACCGTCACCAACGCTTGAAAGTTCATTAGTCAGCCACACAACATTTTCACGATTGATAATATACACATCAGCCTCTTGTGCTAAAGCTAATCTTCTTTTCCTAGGTGAACCTAAAATCTTTACTACACTTAAATCTTTTAGGTGGTCCCACTTTTCGCACTCTCTGCTCCATGTATCTTCTGCAACTCTTAAAGGTGCAATAACTAAAACCTTTGATATTTCAAATTGATTGTAAATTAGGTCCTCAATAGCTGTTAGTGTTATTACGGTCTTACCAAGTCCCATATCAAGAAAAAGTCCACATCTTGGTGTGTTGTAAATTTTCTCTATTGCCATACTCTGATACTTATGAGGAATAAACTTCATCAACAACACTCCTTACCTTTTCTTTACTGTCGGCAGTATAAACCTTTGCACCCAGAGAAGAAAAAAGTGTATGTACTCTTTTCTGTTCCGGTCTTGGCTTTTTGCCCTTTGCCTTTAGTTCCAAAAAGAAAATTTTTCCTTGTGGAAGTATTACTATTCTATCCGGCAAACCTCTCATACTGGCAGATATGAACTTTAGGCATAGCCCACCTTTATCTTTCACATATCTTATTAGGTATTTTTCCACATTTGCCTCTTGCATTTTTATAAATTCCTTTCTTTGTTGTATTCTTGTTAACGCTGATTTTCCCATTCTAATGGGATTTTTCATATTAGCGTTAACAGTGTTAACAGAAATTTTATAAACTATCATTGAATATAGAATTTACAGAATTAAAAAGCCTCAATAATTTCTATAATTTCTTTATTTCAATATACTCTATATATAAGTTGTTAACACTGTTAACATTTCTTAAATAATCCCTTACCTAAGCCATTTCTAGCGTTAACAGATTTTTCTCACAAAACCTCTTTGATGTCCATATAAAGTACCAAACCTTTGTGTGTACTTCACCTGCTCCCATTCTCCTGTACGGATAATAATGTCTTTGATTTCTTTACTTTTCTGATAATTAAAATCTTTTCTATCTCCACCAAAAGCCTCACACCACACTTCAAGTGGGCATACCTTATCTCTTACAACTGTGCCTTCTTCTTTAACACCAAAGTCATTGCCGTTAAGGAATAACCGTCTGTCGCTTAAGTCCATCTTTGCCCAATTTTCAGGTAGTAAAGTGTTGAGATACTTAACCACATCACCGGTTAGAGGACTTTCTTCAAAGTGCTGATTCTGTTCTTGTTCTGATAGTTTTCTTAGCTCATCAGTATCCATATACAGTTTTTCACCTTGCTTATAAATCTGTACTACCTCAGCCCATATTTGGTCAATTTCATAGTCTGTTAAGTCATCAAAAACATTTTTTACTGCCCTATCAATATGAACATCAATAGGAAAAAATCTTCTGTTACCTGTTGTATCTCGTAAAAATTCGTGTTGGTTAGTTGTACCAACAAATATACATTGCCTTTTCCTTACCTCTGTATGGTGTCCGTATGCTGCACGATAAGCGTCCTCAGACTTTGCGGTAAAGTGCTTAACTGCCTCTACTTCGTTTCTTCTAAGTGCTGACAGTTCGGCAATTTCAATTATCCAAAAGCCTTGTAACTGTTCATATGCCTCTTTGCCTTGTACAGTTGTCAAAGTATCACTAAACCAATGTTTCCCAAGTTTTCGTATAATGTAACTTTTGCCACAACCCTGTGGGCCTACTAACACAAGAACATTGTCATACTTAACACCGGGATTAAAAATTCTTGCCACACCGGCAGTAAGCATTTTCCTAGTTGATGCCCTAGTATATAAGTTATCATCAGCACCTAGGTAATCTATAAACAAGGTTTCTGCCCTATTTATACCGTCCCACTCTAGGCTTGATAAATAGTCCTGTACCGGATTGTACTGATTAGCCATACTAACTAAGGTCCATGCGTCTTGAATAGCAGCTTTACTTTTGATACCGTATAGGCTTTCTGTATAGTGCCTTAGTCCTGCATCATCTGTATCAGTCCATTCTCTCTGTTCATCTGTCTTGTCCCATGGCAATATACCTAAAGCCGTATGCCTTCTTGCAAAGGAGTTGTATGCCATTTTACCCTTTAACCGACTGTCATTCTTAAAAATCTTTAGGCAGTTATCTATTGTGGGCAAGTTGTTGTTCTTGCTATCTGTTGCAAGTTCAAGTATCCAATCATCATTACTTTCTTCACTTTCCACTATACCCTTAAAGTCCTCTGTGCAAGACTGTGTTCTCTCTTTGTGCATTAATAGTCTTACTTCTTTATCCTTAGAGGCAAAGTCCTGCATAGCTAAATATGAAGGCAATTTTACTGTGGGAGTACCCTCTTTTGCATTATCGTCTAAGTCTAAAAACTTATGTAACCTTACAAGGTCAAAGGCATTACAAAGTGTTCCACCTGCGGGGTCTGTTGCGTGATTTGAATAGGCAAATTTTCCACCTTCATAAATAACTAACCCTGCTGAGGTACTACCGTTAATGTAGGTATATCTGTCCTGATTTTCACAAGGTGAATACACATCAGGTAAAAACTTTTCTATTACATCTCGCACATTATAGGTTCTGCAAAATGCACCTATTACACCCTTTTTTGTGGTTGGGTCTTCTTGCTTTTTTAATAATCTTTCTTTGTTCTTAACTGTTCTTGATGAATAAGGCCACTGTGAAACATCTCTCCAATCTGTGTAGGTGCTTAGTACCTTATCAACATCAAGTAATTTATTTTCCGTTTGTTTAAATACATATTCACCGTCAATGCTTGTACTTGCCCAGAACATTAACCTTTGAGGTTGGTATGTAGTATCATCAAACATATCAATACCAATATCCTTTGCAATGCACCTTGCGACTGCCTCATATTCGTCCGGTGTACAATCTCTTGACAGTGGAATAAGTAATCTTAATCTTGGTTTTTCCGGTGTATGCTTATGTGTGGAATAAATACAGTATGTGTATTCTGCAAACATATCAACTATGTCACAAAAATCTTCACTTGCAAAATCTGCGTCAAGGGTAACTATTGAACGGTAGTTTACATTTTCTCTTTTTCTTCTGCCTTTCTTTAGGTTACCTGCTACAAAGCCACCAACATCCTTAATACTGTCTTGTTTTGACTTAGGTAAATTTCTATATTCACCTTGTGTTTCAGGTGTTCTGGTGGTTTTTTCAAGCCTTTTTAGTAACTCATCCCAGGTGATAGTACAGTTCTTCCACAACTTTGTATTTACACTTAAACCGGTTGCAATACTGAATTTTCTAATATCTACCACTCCTAATCTTTCTTATAAAATGGTGTTTCATATGCCTCAGCTTTTAGCAGTAAGCCTTTAGCCCATGGGATAGGTTCGCCCATTATATCGGCTACTTCTTTTGCTGATGAAACACCTATCGGAACATCCAATATAACTTCATCGTGAACATGGAAATTGCACTTAAAACCTCTGTCCTCCAGTCTGATTATAGATTCAGCTAAACAGTCCCTTGCAAAGCCTTGTACTATATTCTCCACTAACTTTCCACCAAAAGTTTCCAGCCTTTCCCAGGTGTTTTTAGTTTGGTTCATACCCATATATGTAATTGATGGACTGCCAAACTTGTTTTCTCCTATTTGTGGCTTGACATATGCAAGTTTTCTGCCTAATGGTAGTCCTACAAACAGAATTCCTGACTGCTTATAAAATGACACACCACATTTTAATTTTTGTGGTTGTCCCTTAATTGCTAACATTGCAGAGGTTTCGCACTCTTTCCAAAATGATGTTATGTGTCTGTTGGTGTTTCTCCACATATCAACCAAAGGTTGCAGTTCTTCTTCCTTTAGTCCCATTTCTAAAGCACCCATAGACTTTAATGCACCTACAGAACCACCATAGCCAAGTGCAAGTTCTGCAATTTTGCCTTTCTGTCTTAAGTGACCGTTTACACCATGCTTAACAACAGGTACTTTGAACATCTGACTGGCTGATGCACAATAAATATCTCCACCTTCTTCAAACACCTTCATTCTCCACTTTTCTCCTGACAGATAGGCTACTACTCTTGCCTCAATAGCTGAGAAGTCAGACACAATAAATCTGTTGCCTATGTTAGGTACAAAAGCAGTTCTGATAAGTTCTGAAAGAGTGTTAGGTACATTGTAAAGAAGTTCAAACATTTCATAGTCACCGTCAACTACTGTCTGCCTAGCAAGTTCCAAATCTTCAATATGGTTTTGTGGCAGGTTCTGAACTTGAACCATTCTACCTGCCCATCTACCGGTACGATTAGCACCATAGAACTGAAGAATACCTCTTATTTTACCGTCAGAACACACACCATTAACCATTGCCTCATACTTCTTTGTAGAAGTCTTTGAAAGTTCAGACCGTAAAGACAGAACCTTTTTTAGCAGTGGGTCATTACTTTGTGAAAGTATTTCTTTTACTACCTTTTTGTTAAGGCTTTCGTAGGTGTTTCCGGTACGGTTTTCTATCCACTTTTTAAGTTGTGCAACTGAATTAGGGTTTTCAAGTCCTGTTAGCTTTCTTGACAGTTCAAGGCATTTTTCTTTATGAAGTGTACTGTACTGAATAGCATTCTTAGCCATGTTTACATCCACTCCAACACCTCTATCGGTAATTCTTTGGTCATACTCCCACAACCTCTGTTCATTAGGATGTAGTGGAAATTTATCAAGTTTCCTTTTAATTTCTCTTTCAACCACTACATCCTGAATACAGTAGCTCTTGAATATTTCCCATTTTTCTGTGTTGTGTTGTGGCAAGTTTCTTGTTCTGCCACCATTTGATTTTGTAGCCTTACAGGGTTTAGAAAAATAATCAATACAAGCCTTACCGGTTCTATCCTTCTGTTCTTTAAGCCCCAGCACCTTTGCAACACCGGCTAATGACTTTGGAAGTCCAAGTTCAGCACTTTGTATCATTGTGCAATGCCATTGACTAGGTGGCATATCTATGCCTAGATACTTCTTTAAACAAGTTCTTTCAAAGTTAGCATTAAAAGCAGTTTTGATTATTTCTTTATTCTGCAATGCTTTAATAATTTCATCAGGGATTTTCTCACCACAAGCAGTATCTACAATCTTTACTTCTTCATTGTCAAAGGTGTAAGCAAAAAGCAAGATTGTAAAATCAGGTGCATCTGCATAAGCATACACACCTGATTTTAGTAGATTAACACTGCTATAGGTTTCTATATCAATGCTCAACTCTTTCATATTAATCTAGAAAATCGTCTTCATCCTCCGTAATAAGGTTGGCAAAGTCATCTTCTGCTCTACTTCTGCCACCCAGAGGCTCACCGTCATCTGTTTTCATAAGGTTGTTAAGACCACAGGCAATACCCTTGTTTCCCTTTGAATTAAAGGCATAGAATGTAATAGATGCGTAGCCATAGCAACCACTGTAGAACTCTGTTGGGTCAATAATAGGTCTGCCCTTAATGTCAACAAGTCCCGGTTTTGTTGTTGCGTTAGCATTAACAAAGTACTTGCCCTTGTAGTTCTCGTCATCTTCTCTTTCTTCGTCACCATCTCTTAGTGGTTCTTTTAGCTTGGCAGGAATTTTGCCACCAAACTTTGAAACACCGGCTTGCTTAGCCGCCTCAATAGCATTTCTAATAGCCTTGATGGTCTTTGTATCCTTCTTGTCAATAAGGATAGAAGTGCTATACTTCTCATCGCTTCCGTTAATGCTCTTTGGTTCAAAAACATTTGCGTATGAAAATCTTACCTTACCTGTGATTACCTTTGTTTCGTTATTGTTAGCCATTATTTTATTCTCCTTTGTTTGTAATATTCTTAAAATCTTCTACTGCATTTGCAGTTGAGTTTATAGCCGGTCTTTTGTCGTCACTATGTACAAGGGTTGGTTTGCCCTGTGGCTTTACAACATAGTCACCTAAAATTTCATTAAAACCTTTTTTGCCCAGTAGCTCTTCCATATTAGATATAGTCTTTATTGACTTATTGAAAATGTCGCTTTCTTGGTATCCCAGGCTCATTAGGTGGTTGCCTATTTCTTCATCAGACTTTGAGTATTTACGACTACTTCTGCCCTCTACTAATTTAAAACCCGGTATTTCTACACCATGGTTAAGTGCTTGATCTAGGGCATAGTCACTAACTGTCTTTACCCATTTGCTGATTTTGTCTGCTTGGTCAATAATATCTGCTATTTCTTCAATAGTAAGCTTTGCAGGTCTTTTGAAGTCATACATTGCAAGTCTTTGTCTTTCTTCGTTATATGCTCTGCATACTGCTCTAGCTTTGCAAAAACCTGCATCACAATGAGGACCTGCAACACACTCCGTTACATTATCGTTATTGGCTCTCTCTGCCCTTGTCTTGACTGCTTCACCCCAAGCCATTAAACATTCAAAGCTAATAGTTTCTGTGCTGATATTGTCAATTCTAGGCTGATATATAGTCATTCTTATTTGCTTAATATCATAGAGAAAGTCAAAGGCACTAACTGCACCCAGTGCATAAAGTTGCATTTGTGAATTGTCCCTAGCTGACACCCTTACACCTGTACCATACTTTAAATCAATTATTTCAAGTGTACCGTCACCAATAATTACTGCGTCACCTGTACCAAAGCCTTCAGGAACCCACAGAGAAAAGTCAAGTTGCTTTTCAATATAGATTTGTGCATCAGGTGTCTTTCCTTTTGCCTCGTTAAACCTTTCAATTACAAAATCCTTGTAACTGTCTGTGTAGTCTTCCATATCCTCTGTAATTTCAAGGTTCTTGATAGCATTGTGGTACTTAACTCTGTTGTACTGATTTAGTGCAAGTCTTAGCTTTGCCTCACCTAGAGAATGAGCATTAGTGCCTTCTTCTGCAAAAGCTGATGTTTTGTCAGGAAACTCTGATTCCATCTGAATTGAACCGGGACAATTCAGCCACTTCTTACTGCCTGAGGCTGAAAGCCTTGCGTGTACTTCCGGCATTTTTATCCCTCCAATACTTTCATAACTGCGTTGTAGTCATCTTCTTTTAGTTCTGTGACTTTGTGTGCGTTAAACTGTGCTAAAATCTCCTTAGCCTTGTCCTTGCCTTTAGCCTTTGCAAAGGTTGCAAAAGCAGTTCTGATGTCCTCAATCTTGTATTGAGGTTCGTCCTTTTCTGCCTTTGGCTCTTCTTTTGGTTCTGCCTTTGGTGTTTCAACCGGCTTTGGCTTGTCCTCAACTTTCTGTGATCCTCTTGCTACCTTCTTAGGTTCTGTCTTAACTGCCTCTATCGGACCTACAGATAAAGCAAGGTTGTTGATAGATTCAGCAAGATTGTTATTGTCAACAAGTAATGCCTCGGCAAGGTTATTGATAGCTCCTGCTAGTTCATCAGCTTGTATCTTTACTGTAATTTCCATTACTTTTACTCTCCTTTGTAATAAAATTCTTGACTTTTTAATTTCAACACTTTAAAATTAAATTGTAATATTTTAATATGTTCCGTAAGTAATAGGAACACCTTTCAGGTCACTAAGAAACTGCAATTTCTTAGTGGCTTTTTTATTGTGCCAAATATAATTCTTTAGCTTTTTCTAAAGCTCCTGCAATCACAGCGTCCAACATTGAGTCTTCGTATCCATTTTCTAATATCGATTGAAACAAAGCTGCAAGAAGTGTACTTAATTCTTCTGCATCTTCAGCACTAATTGCAACAATGGACTTCTACATAACATTGTCTTGTCTTATACCAGTAGTTACAAAACAAGCATCTGTCTGTTCAACAATTTTTCTAACTGAATATCCTATTTCGTTCATTTTCTCTCACCCCCTAAAATGTTACACATATATTAAGAACTGCAGCTGCAATCCAATATGTTGCCATTCTGATGTCTTTGTTGATGCCATAGACTATTGCAGCACCTACATCAAGTGCTATTAATAGCAACGGAAAAATGTACTTTGTGTTCATACTTCTGACCTTTCATCTTTGTATCTGTCGCACCATTTACTAGCTGGACAATTTTCACAGCTTGGGTCAATCACTTCCCGACTGCAATAAAAGCCACCGTATTTAACAAGTGCAATTCTGTCTTTTTCATCAGACCAGTCCATTTCTTGTTTGCCTGGTTTATAATACTTATCCAATTGTGGTACTCTAAAAACTTCAATATCAGTGAAATCACTGCCTTCACACGCTTCTGTATATAATGCTATTGCTCTTGCTTTTCCGGCTGATTCAGCAAAAACAACTGTTGCATAATCTCTATACCCCCATTTGTTTCTTGCTTCATACGCTTTCAACTTCTTCACCCTCAACAATGTGTTCAATTTCTTCTATCTTTCTACCTGTTGCCTCTTCAAAACACCTTGTTTGGAAATCATCCTTAGTGATACAAAGGTTCTCCCTACTGTATGCAACTTTGAAGTCTGCTAAAATATAAGACAATATGCGTGGCACAATGTACACCAGTCCAAAATACAAGAATGGAAGAAGTAAGAAACCACCATACTTTGACAGTAGATTGATATGTAGCACTAAGGAAACAATGATTGTAACCACTATTGTTACTGCAAGTCCTACTGCTTTAATCTTTTTTTTCATCTTCATCATCCATTTCATATCCCGACTCTCTTAAGCGACCATCACATACTTCTTTTTGCATATGCATCAACGCCTCGTAATATTTAATGTGTTCGTTATGTTCTTCAATCTCTTTAGCTAGTTTACTTTGTGCTTCATCAACCATATCATATAAATGATCAAGTTCATTGAGGCTATCATTATATGCTTTTTGATACATTTCCTTTAGTTCTTTATCATTTTTAGCCTTAATAATTAAGCCAACTGCAATAACTAAGAGTTCTACAATAATACAAGCTAAAATAACTTTATGATCCATTGGTTTACACTTCCTTTCATTCACAACTTATGTTGTTTTATCTGATACAAGGTCCATTACTGTTACTTTACCTAGCCTTGCTATCATCATTAGCTGACCTAGTGTAAAGTAAGACGGATCCTTGTAATACTTGTTAATTGTCGGCTTTGATAAGCCTAGAATCTCTTGCAGTTTATTCTTGCTTATATTCTGCCGATTAAGACAATCTTCAATATTACATATAATATTGTGCTTGTACTTGTCTTCCGGTCTTGCCAATAGCTTAGGCATTTATTTCACCTACTTTCTAGTCTAGTATCAACTTTTGATAAGCTGATAAGATAAACTCTCTGATTTTTTGACGCTCTTTTTTATTTTTGCAATCTTCAAGTCTGTCCACTTCATTAAACATTGCAGTATATAAAAGTGCATCAACTTCTGTACCACTTATCTTTGTAAATATAGGCTTTTTCTCTAGTTTAATTATTCATCACCTATTTTCATTTGTCTTGTATCCTTTCAAATGCTATAATTAGTTTGAAAGGAGGTTAAAAGTATGATTATGCCCGAACTTACTAGGGACGCTGATAAAATGATCTGCATCATATATAAGATGTACCTAGAAAGAATTAAAAATGGAATGTCTAAAACTTCATCTAATGACTTTGAAGAAGACTTTTACAAGTCTGATAGATTACTATCCAAATGGCACCCTGATGATGTTACAACAACATTTCTCGAACTTGGTCAAAAGAATTTTATACGAATTTTTATAGCAGGGAATTTTGAAATTACAAATCAAGCAATCATTTATATGGAAAATCGTTTTAAAAATGGTTTACTCGATGTAATCGACTTAGTTTCAAAATTTATTTAATGCACTTATATTTAACATCAACGCTTTTTACTAAAACAGTAAGCACTACTTCTGTCATTTCAGTAGCGTTGATGTTTTTTATATCTGCATTTATAACATTCCTAAGTTCTTGACCATTAAGAAAACAATGCTTGTTTTCATCAATAACGAATGATGTATCCAATTTTCTCACCTACTTTCATAAGTCCCAATTATGGGACAGTTGATTTGGTATAATTACTTGTGGGTAATTATAAAGTTGAATGTTTGTAACTTATCAAGTTACTGATTGAGCAAAAAAAATTGGCATTGGGTCGCTAATGTCCAAAACATTCATTAGCTTTTCAATCTCATCACTGCCAAAAATTCCCCTACTAAATCTATTAGTTAAGGTTCTTTCTGACATATTGAGCTGTTTTGCCACTTCCTTTTGTGTTAGTCCTTTACGAACTATCGCGGCCTTAAGTTCATTGGTATTAACCATACAAATCACCTCCGTAACTTTTTAAGTTACTTTTATTTTACACTGTGTTTCGTAACTTGTCAAGATATTTTTTGCTTAATTTTAGAAATATTTTTCTTGACAAGTTACTTTATTAGCACTATAATTGAATTAAATTACTAATACGGAGTGATAATTATGACAGTTGGTGAGCGAATTAAACTAGCACGAGAAACTAAAAATTTATCTCAAACAGACCTTGCTAACGCTTGTAAAATAAGTAAACAAACATTGTACAAATATGAAAATAACATTATAACTAATATTCCATCTGATAAAATAGAGGTTATTGCCAACTATTTATCTATATCACCAGCCTATCTGATGGGTTGGGATGAATCTAATATTGACAATAAAAGTAAAAACTCAATTAGCACCTTCATATTAAACGACCATGAAAAACAGGTTATATTAGCTTATCGTTCAAAGCCTGATATGCAGAATGCTGTTGATACTTTGCTTAATGTACCAGCTTTAATTGAGGTTAAATCAGTTGCAAGAAGTTCTGATCATCATAAACAATATAATGAAACAATTACTGCTGAACAATTAAAACTGTTACAGTCGCAAGAACAACCTACATCGGATGATGACCTTTAATTATTAATTGAATAAAGAAAATTGCCTCTGTGGATACTATCTACAGGGTGATTCTAATGCTAAACAGTTATGGCAAATATGAAGATGCAAGAAATGCGTCTTGGAATGTTCTTATTAATCGTAAAATTACAAGTTTACCTGTGTCAGTAGTGAAGATTTGCAGAGATGAACAAATAACACTTGCTAAGAATAGCACAGTAAAATTGCTTAATAATAATGAATTTGCAAAAACGATATTGATAAATGATAAATGGTATATTATATATGATGATAGTATGAGTAAAGAAAGGATTAGATTTTCTATTGCTCACGAATTAGGACACATTTTCTTAGGTCATCAACTTACTAATGGTGAATACAGGCGAACATTTGTTATAGATAAACCATCAGAAGAAACACAAGCTGATATTTTTGCTAGTAGGTTACTGGCTCCGGCAGTAGTTTTGTGGGCATTAGATATTCATTCAGCAGAAGAAATACAAAAGCTATGTTTTATAAGTTATTCGGCATCTAAAATAAGAGCTGAAAGAATGAAACTGTTATATAGCCGTAATAAATTTCTAATATCACAACTAGAAACTAGAGTTTATAATCAATTTAAAGGGTTTATATTAAAATATAAAGAACACAATTCGTAAATTTACCCTATTTTTACGAATTGGTATTAATAAAATAAAAAAATCGCCCTCTAGTATTGGCGTACTAGAGAGCGACACCATTACACAGGGTGCAATGATACTATTTCATAGCAAGTAATATTGTATCATACCCTTGTAAATTTTTCAATATAATTTACAAGGGATTTTTGCACCCTTTTTTAGAAAGGATGTGTAAATGTATGGCAAAGCCTAAGAAAATGCCTAGTGGTAAATGGAGAGTTAGAGTGTATGATTATACAGATAGTGACAATAAAAAGCACTACAGGTCTTTTACTGCTCCAACAAGAAAAGAAGTTCAGTTCCTCGCAAATGAATATCTACTAAATAAAGATAGTGATACATATGAAGATATGACATTAAAAGAGGCTTACAGAAGATACATCAATAGCAAGTCTGCCGTTTTGTCACCATCAACAATAAGAGGGTATATATCAGTATCAAAGAATTCTTTTCCTAAACTAATGAATACTAAGTTGTCAAAATTAACCCAATATGATATTCAAGTAGCAGTTAATGAGATGTCAGTTTCTTTTTCTCCTAAAACAGTAAGAATTCGTTATGGTTTACTTACTGCTGTACTTAATATGTATCGACCACAATTAAGGTTACATACTACATTGCCTAAACCACAGAGACCAAGGAAGGAATACATAATACCTACAACTGCTGAGGTTAATAGATTACTTGCTAAGGCAGATGAGAGAATCAGAGTTCCTATACTTCTCGCAAGTGCCGGAAGTCTCAGAAGGTCTGAGGTGTGTGCATTAACTAAAGAGGATATAACAGACTTTGGTGTGTATATAAACAAAGCCATGGTTATTAACAGTCAAAACAAATATATTGTGAAGCATACTACTAAAACTAAAGCCGGTACAAGGTTTGTACCTCTACCTACATCAATAATTAAAGAACTAAGAGAATGGAAGTATTTTGGATGTACGCCAAAGGATATTCAAAGATGGTTTAAGAAATTAAGGGATGAGGTTGAAATAAACACAACATTCCATAAACTTCGTCACTACTTTGCTAGTGAGTGTCACGCAAATGGAATACCGGATAAGTATATTTGTGAAATTGGTGGATGGGAAGATGTTGCAGTTTTACAACAAATTTATCAACATACACTTAAAGACAAACAGTCTGAATTTAGCAAAAAAATAGTCACACTTTTTAATTCAAATCTTGAAAACAATAAAAAGTATGACCCAAAGTATGACTCAAAAAAGAAAAAAGCCCATTAGAATGGGCTTTTTATGGCGAAGGGTTGGAGATTCGAACTCCAGGCTTTACTTTCGTAAAACACGATATTTCGAGTATCGCACCATTGACCACTCGGACAACCCTTCAAATAAATAGGAAGTGCGTTAAATTAATGTCACACTTCCATTTTATTATACAACTTTTCTTAATTCAAATAATGCAATAATAGAATTATTATATCTTTTTATACTTTTTCTGCATTTTCTTATTTCTAAAAGTATGACCTTTAGTATAAATGATTATCAGTATTGCAACTATAATAATTACAGCAACAACAATATACCAAACATATGACGGAATGAAATTTAGATTAAAGCATCTTACATTAATCCACATTTGGTTCATTCGTTTATTTTCATCACTATTAAAGAACATCATTACTGCACAACGTTTTAAAATATCTTCTGTAGGATATTGAGTAAACAGTTGTCTTTTTGTTTGGTCTTTTGTAGTCTTTACAATATAATCTTTATCCTTGGAATTACCTGTAAAGAAGAAACCTACCGGGTAATCAACAGTTTCTTCATTATCTTCTGCACCGTAGTTCCAATTAATGTATTCAAAAATTCTGTTGTCATCACCACCGGAAATGCAACTTGTATAACCGATATAGTACATATTACGAATTACATTATCAGGTCTTGAAACAAAGTTAATAAATGACTCAGCTACTTGTTGCTTTACTTTATCGCCGTTAATACCTTGCTTTAGCATAACCCAACCATCACACCAAAGGTTTGAACATTCCTTAGGCACTGCATATTCAAGGTAACAATTGTCTTCTTCTGCTTGGTCAAGGCTATATACTGCATCTCCTGACCATTGAAAATTGGCAACTACTTTACCTGACACCATATCGGACTTACCACTATCAGTTTCGAATGAATAAACATTATCCTTGATACCCTGTAATCTTTCTTCTGCTTTATCAACTGTTGATTGTGAGGTATCATTCATTAATTTAGTTATTTGCTCATTATAGTCCTTAGAATTCTTAAATTCATCGGTTGACATTTTATCAGAATTTATAAGACCTAAAACTGCAAAATAACTATCTCTAACGCTATCTTTAATAGTGATTTGTCGGCTATACTTTTTATTTTCAAGTATCTTCCATGTTGAGGCATCTTCTGTTGATACAACATCAGGGTTATATACAAAACCCATTGTACCCCACATATAACCGGCTGAATAGTCACTCCACTTTTTGTTATCAATCTTTGTGGTATCCATTAAGTTTTTGATATATGGTGATACACCTTTTGCATAATAGTTATACTTGTTGCTAGTATCGAAAAATTCTTTTGACAAAGGTACTAGCATATCTTCATCAATCATTTTCATACCCATATAATCAGATGGACAAACTAAATCAAAATTATCACCTAGAGTAATTTGGTTATATAAATCCTCATTTGTACCGTAAGTTGAATATTCAACCTTAACCTTTTTGCCATAGGTTTTATAATACCAATTTTCAAAATCAGTAATCATAGAATTTTTACCGATTATATCACCACTATCAAGGTCAATGGTATCATCTTTGTCCCAATTACCCTCATCAATATATTCTTCGCAATTTGAAATTCTAAGGGTAATAACATCCTTATCTTTAGCAGATACTGACATAGGTAAAATGAAAATTGATGCAGTTATTAAAAGCATAATTAAAATAGAAATTAATTTTTTCAT